CGTTGCGGCATGGAATGCTACTTTGTTAATCTTTGAATCGTCATTTTGTATATCAAGTTCCATACTTGAGTTAACAATATCTTTAATATTTGTTCCGTCGCCTAAAGCGTTATACAGCTCGTCCGTGTTAGCATTAACCTTAGTAGCACCTGCTCTAAGATTATCGCCAGTACCGTCGTTTGCGGCTGTACCTAAGTTAATTGTTGATTTTGCCATTCCTTACACCTTATCAAATGTTATGTTTGTATTATCGAAATACGTAGTTGTTGCATCAAAAGTATTTACCCCAGACTCCTCTACAGTGGATACATCTGCGACTATCGCAGGAGGAGTAAGCTGATGAATAGTTTTTGCATACGTAGCATGGAAAATTAACTTAGCACCAGCGTAAATATTTGACGTTGGACTAGCGTTAATCTTTACCGTACTTGCATCAACTGTGACAGATAAATTTACTAATTCTTGGTTAATACTTGAACGTCCAAATATATTTGCAACAGCTCTATCTGGTCTAGCAACTACTGATAATTGCATAATCTCTTTTTCATTTGAATCAAATTCTACTGTAATTTGATACACTGCACTGCTGTATTCACCTAAATGAAATGAGTCTACAACTGTATTATATTGCACCCCAATCCAGCTACCTTTATAACTAAAACTCGATCTGTCTGGCAGATGAATGGTGTTATTTGCACCTTTACTGAAAAGATTTGTCAGAAGTTTATTCATTGTTCATGCTCCATATTGTATTTATCGTTTTACAAAGATATGTAACAGTACAATTTAAGTTAAATCTACTAGGCTATGAGCAAACTGATTTAGATTATCAAATGTTTCTGTTTGTTTTTTAAGGTCTTTGTTAGCAAATGTATTTAACTTCTTAGCTGTTTCAGCGCCATGTCCTGTGCGTACTAGTATAGGCTTTGCTTTAGCCTTTACAGCGGCTTTTAAATCACTAATTTTATCTCCTACATACACACCATTCTTCCAATCAACTCCGATTTCTGCCGCGGCACGCTTAAACATGCCTGTATTAGGTTTAGCATATACGTCTTCTTTTAAGTTAGATGTGCTATAATACAATCCGTTGATGCTCCTACAACCTATATTCCAAAGTAATTCTAACATATAATTATTAACAATGTCAACGTCTACCGGATCCATTATACCCTTTGTTATGCCTGCTTGATTAGTTAAAATAACTACATCATAACCCTTGTTACGTATCATCTTAACTGCTTCTAGACTGCCTTCAATAGGTGTAAACTGCTCGGGCTTTGTTACGTATGTGCCTATGTCTACATTTATTGTTCCGTCTCTGTCTAGTCCTATTACGGGGGTACTCATTCTAAGGTCTCCATCTATCGTCTGACCAGCCATGTACTTCTGAGTTAAACCAGTCTAATTCGTAAAGTTTTATTGATCCTTCAGCTGTCAATGTTTGCTTCCATTTGTCAACAAAGGCTAATGTTTTGTTATTTAATTTACATATATGTTCTTGTACAAAGTCTGCCGCTTCGTGTGTAAGTGGGTGTACTTCGGGCTGATGTAAGTGTAAAAGTTCTGGATTTGGATCAGGTATACTAGTTGGTCTTGTTTTAAAAAACTCGTCGTCAACTCCAAATCCTAGTGCATTAAGTATTGGTGGACATGTAGTTTTAATATCGTCTTTATATTTTTCTAATATAGCTCTTACATCTTCTAATTCTAAATATTTATTTTTAGTATTAAATTCTTTACTAAGTTCGTCCCAACCTTCAGTAGGTTGTCTAAATCCTGTGGATATAACTCTACATCCTAAACTTTCTAATGCTTTATGTGTACTGCTTATTAATGCACAATCACGCATTGTAGCCCAGGCCATGTCAGCCCATTGCCACATAGACTCGTACCGCCAACTGTTAAGTACAAACGGAATGTCTTGTCCTACTGTTGATTTACTAAAGTTACCTGGAGTGTGCCAGCCTTTGCCCATATGAAATCTATCTTCTCTAAAAAAACTAGACCATTGCAATAAGATAATATCATCTTTATTAAACTTATGTTCAGTATGTGCTTCCCATAGCCGAGTTGAAATATATTGATTACCTGCACCACTACGTCCCCAGTTCTCTCCAACAGTGGCACCTTCTTGTTTATAATGATGTATTAAGATGTCAGCCCATGTAGGATAAAAATATTGTGTTAAACTACATCCAAAGGCAAATGTTCTCATGTTAGTCTCCGCAACAATTGAAGCATTAATTTGTGCGGAATAGTTTTTGTTTTATCAAATTCTAATTTGTGTTGTATTGACTGTTCAACATGATCCTTTGCACCTTGCGGAATTGTTTCATATTGTTTTAAAATACTTTCGTTGTCAAATAATCCTAGTCCATGCATTACTAATGCATAGTTGTATTCGTTAAACAAAACTTTTTTAGTATGTGTAGTCATGTCGTCAGCAATTGGCATTCTAACTTTCCACATACGTAAATTTTTATCTAAACTATCTGGTAAGGTTACTTCTGATACTGCTTTCCAAAACGGTGTATCTCTTCTTTCAGTAATATAATGCAGTACAATAAAGTCTCTAATGTTATCCATAATAGCAGTAACTTCAAGATTGTATCTATTAATTGTTTCTTGATTATAATTTATAAGACGTTGTGCTAATAAAAATGTTTGATTAATGCTACTACCAATACTACTTGCTTCTAATGGTTCTACAAAACTTTGACTCAGTCCAATAGCACACACGTTACCTATCCATGCTTTGTCAAGTGTGCCTGGATCAAATTTAATATGTTTTGCTACTTCAACACCGTGTCCTAAATATTTTTCAACTTCGGTTTGTGCTTGTTCGGCTGTAATAAAGTCGCTATCAAAAATATAACCGTTGCCTGTACGTCCTTGAACAGGTATACGAAACATCCAACCAGCGTCCATTGCTTTTGCTAATGTCCATATAGGTATTTCATCTCCTTCTGGAGTAGGAAACACAATAGCTTCTTTCATTTTAAGATACTTACTGTAGCTTTGCCACTCAGAACCAACTGCACTAATTAATAAACGACTAAATCCTGTACAGTCTATATAAAAATCGTAGTCATATAATTCTTTTTCGCCTTGTATTGTTTGTACTTTGTTCCATTCACTAACATTTACACTAGTAATTTCATCATCAATAACGTTAATACCTTTGTCTATTGCAAACTTAGTTAAAAAGTCATTTAACTTTGCAGTATTAAAATGATATTGTGCTACTCCGGTGTCATTAGGACGCTCGTCCATAAATTTATTAAATGGTGTTTCATTATTCCAAAGGTATTCACCTGTTAACTCTCTAGCATCTACCTTTTCACCAATTAATTTAGCATATGCAATTGGTGCGCCTAGTTGTTCGGCAACGTATGGCTCATGAACACTTTGTAAGTATGGTTTCTCACTCCAGTCTTCAAACATAATACCAGATTTAAAACTAGCATCACATTCATTAATAAGTTCGCCTGTTTGAATACCAACAAAATCCATAAAGGCAGACCAATGTTCTGTGCTACCTTCACCTACACCAATAGTTCCAATCTTGGTAGATCGAATTACATCAATTTCAAAGTTTGGAAAACTTGTTTTTAATATTAACGCTGACACAAAGCCTGCTGTGCCACCACCTACTACTGCTATTTTCATTTTGTTCCTAGTGGTCTAATGTATACCATCCGCTTATAATGTACTTAACGCCTTTGTAGATAGGATTGCCTCGATGTGGATGCGTAAATGATGTAGGGAAGATCGCCAATCTTCCAGGTGCAGGTTTAATTTTATGTCCTTGATACAAGAACTCTGTTTCGCCACCTTCTTCAACACCATTTAAATATAACGTGTATGCTAATACTCTTGTACTTGTTGGTACATCTGCATTTTCACAATGCCATGCGTGGTATCCCTGGTGCGGTTTTGTTTTTTGGACACTCATACCTTTTGCTGTATGTTGAAATAATAATCCTAAGCTCTCGTATTTTGTTTTATACTTTTCTAAATACGTTTTGTTTAGGGTTTCAAAGAAAAATTTACATAAATCTTCGTCAGCATGGTAATGACTATTGTGGTTTGCCCAGTCCATGTATATACGTTCGTCTTGATTTCTATCAATACCTTGCTGTTGTATTGCAGTCATCTGCATTGAAGACAGCTCTTCAAATCGTTTGATTACTTGTTTGCAAAAGTCAATTGGATATACATTATCATATACTTCTACTCCATCAAAATTATCATCCATGCTATTCTCCTATATAAAAAACTGCTGATTCATTCTGTAGTTATCATTTACAAACATGC